CAACTGACCGGAGAACATCAAGCGAGCCATGTGACTACCATCCAACAGCAACAGCTTCTGTCGGTAGTTCTTAGCCAGAGCCAAGATCGCAGGGAGGTCCGACGTGTCGAAGTTGGCAGCAGTACCGATAACAGTACCAGCACCAAACAGAGCAGCGGTCATCTGAGCGGTAACCTTCTTGCTAATGGCAAGAGCGAAGATCTCAGCGGAACCCTGAGCGAGATCAGCCAACTGGAAACCCTGATTCAGTTCCTGCTGAGTGACGGTAAAAGTCTTAGTGATCTGGTTAACAGTCACCGAGGTAGCAGCGAGCGTGGACTCGTTGTTGGAGTTGTTCTCGAAGTCGGTCAGGTTGTCCTGAGCGTCATCACCACCAGTGAACTTCTTGACCTGAACGGTCGCACGGGGACGCAAGTTATCGAGACCCACGTTGCGAGTGAAATTGGCAATCATAGCCAACTTAGTAGTCGCAACAGTGATAACCGAGTCAGCGAGATAATCGACAACCAGACCGGCAGCGAAAGTGTTCGCGTTCTGGGGAGCGATCAAGCGCGACTGACGCAACAGTTCGCTGTGGTTCTGAATCAAGAAACCCTTACGCTCTGCACCAGCGCGGAGGCTCTTATGCTTCTCCAGCAGCGGGTTTCCGAGATTCTCGATAATGGGGCGCACCGGCTCAGGAGCAGGAGCGGCGGCGGGAGACTTCATGGAAGCCTCAAGAGCAGAGAGCTTAGCCATGATGGACGCGAGATCAACGGAAGCGGCAGGAGCAGCCGCAGCCGTCACAGTAGTGCTATCGGACATATTTGTGTCGGGTTGTTGTGTTGGTTGCGGCAAAGAAACTTTGCCATTTTCGCTGATAGCGTTATTGCCATCCGCAGAAATCTTGTCGTCTGGGGATTCATCTTCCTCCAGTTCTTCACGCTCCAGTTGAGCGTACAGAGCGCGGAACCAGTCGCGTCCAGCCGCACCACCCCAGAGGTTGGCAGCTACATCAGCGGGACTATTGGGTTCAGCCTCAAGAAAGCGTTCATTGCGACCCCACCAAGCGTTTGCTTTCTCAACCTTATCTTCGGTGGGTTGCTCTCCAGCAACGAGAGACTCAGCCTCAAGAACCGTCTGTTTCTCAAGACCATCACCAGCCAAACCTTCAGCGTACTGCTCAAGACCTTTGCGAAGGTTGTTCTTGACCGTCTCGGGAGCGGTCTTGGTGACAGCGCGGGGATGCCATTTAGCAGCCATCGCAAGCTGTTTGATGGGTTTGTCTACCAAGCCAAACTGAATCGCTTCGGCGGTGGTAAACCAAGTCTCCGCCTTCATTGCAGCGCGGATGGATTCGGTAGAGCGTCCGGTCTTTTTGGCATACACTCCAACCAACACTTCAGCATGTTGATCCAGAGCGTCAGCCATCTTCCGCATATCTTCCGAAGTGCCAGAAGCCATGCCAGAAGGATCGTGGATCATCATCAGAGCGGCATCAGCCATCTCTACTTTATCTCCAGCCAGAGCAATAATCGAAGCAATGGAAGCCGCAATGCCAACGACCCGAGTGGTCACCGGAGCTTTACGACCGCGCAACTGGTTGTAGATGCTCAGACCATCCCAGACATTGCCACCGGGAGAGTTGATTTCCACCAAGAGCGGCCCATTACCCACTTCGTTGAGAACGTCAGAGAATTGCTTACCAGAGAGACCGTTACCACCAAACCAGTCTTCACCAATCTGGTCAAAGATCTGAATGGTCGCAGTCTCACCAGCGGAAGCCGCAGGAGCGTAATAAAGCCAATCTGATTTCTTAGTGAAGCTCATTCTGTTTTCTTGGCTTTCGGTTTGCGAGTCTTCTTAGCGTTAGCAGTGACAACAGTTTCTTCAACAACCGGAACTGGCCCACCTTCTGACGGAGCCACCGGAGCGGGACTATCAGACGGAGACGGTTCAGGAGGTTGCGGAATAGTCGGCTCGGTCTTAATACGCTCGGGCCGATCCTCTTGTATAGTAGAAACTTCTGACACTCGGAGTCCGTACTTACCAGCAAGCTCTCTGATAAACAAAGCTTGCTGTGCTTTTGCTTCTAAAGCAGACCGCCAATCAAGACCACGCGCACCGTAGACCTCATCGTAAGTCAGAATGCCAGCCTCCAATTCAGCCAACTGAGCAGCGGAATTACGGCCAACATCAACATTCGGAGATCGGGGAGCGGTGATCGCTACTTCGTACCAGTCAGAAGGAGCGTCGTTGAGATTCGGGTCGCTCTTGATAGCGTACTCCATGACGTATTCATAAATACGACGAGCAGCCGAAGACATCACTTGATGCCGAGACTTAAACCACACAGCGGACATATCAAGCGCACCGCGATAGACAGTTCCCTGCATGGACTCTGGATAAACGAGAACGTAAGGAATACCAACACCAGCGCATACCTTTTCGGTCAGTTGACGCCAGTACTCCCGCATATTTACACCGGGACGTTCCGTTGCGAACTGTTCAAATGAATCACCGTTCTTGAGTACTTTAACAGACGATCCAAAGACCTGCTCGTAATAGTTCTCCGCAGTGTTCTGAGTGGTTGAAGCAGTGCCAGCGCGGAGGTTGCTGGCTTGGACCTCACCGCTTACCGTCTTGACGATCTGAGCGACGGAAGCACCGAGCTTGCAAGCTTCCATCTCAAGCTTTTGCAAGTCGTCGAGATCGTGAAGATCATTGATAACCGCGCTAACAAACGGAAGACCTCTAAGTTGACCGGGACGATTCGGCTCGTAAATGTGAACTACCGAATCGGAACCAATTGAGCGAACGTCAGTAAGATTACCCTGAGTCTTCTCCGATCCAATAAAATACGAGATTGCGCGTCCAGTCTTAGGATCAAACCGGATGCCATCAAACACAGTTAAATCGGACTCCATACCAACAGGAGTGGCAATCGACTGAGCTTCGATAAGCTGCAATCTCGGCTTTCCGCTCTCACCTTTGGTCAAAAGGATGAAGCTCTCACCGTCAAAGAACCAACCGCGAGCCGCTTGACTCATCAGCGTTGCGAAAGACTGACGCGAACCAATATCGGGATAACGGCTCCAAACATCGAACCACTTCTTAGCTTTGAGATTCCAAGCAGGATCGCTGGAAGCCGGTTGAACCGAGAAGCTAGAGCCAACGGTGTACGACTCAAACAGATCCCCAAGTCTGTTTAGAACAGCGTTGTTCTGTTCAAAGAAACGGGACTTTCGGACAATCGCTTGACGGGTTGAACTCGTTACATCAAAGCGAGCCGAAGTATAGGACGTATCAAGATACGAACGACGCAACGACTGACCGGCTCCCTCGTACTTATTAACGGGAGCGGGAAACAACTTATTAGCAATGGTTTGAAGGATTCCCATTAGCTCATTCGGGTTGTGGCTTCACGACGGAACTGTGTGAAATCACCGTAATACCGAGTAACCGCCACCAGAATGGTCCCAAGCATCTTGTTATAGATCTGGAGGTCTGACGGATTAGTGATTCCGTCTCCAGCCAACAGGGTCACGGCAAGATCGTAGTCTGAGAGCAGTGATTCCCACATTTCTAACATTTCACCAGCGGAAGCGGAACCCTTACCGGGTTCAGCGAACTCAACGGAAACGTCAGAACTAGAAGTTGAGCGGACAACTTGACCGGACTCTATAGCGTTTGCGGCGACCGTTAGCTTTGCCGTCAAAGCTTCAAGCAATGTCAAAGCAGCTTTGCTTGCGTAGGTAGTACGCAAATAACTCCGCTTCGTTGCTACGGTGTAGGTCAACACTTGTGCGGACTATTCACAGACCAACTGTGAAGTCAACTACTAGAATTTTCAGAACTAGTAGATGCGAGATCGTTCCACAACATAACCATCGCCAATTGCATCAATTCACAGTCATGCAAATGATCCGGCCAACGGGTATTCCGCTTAAACCACAGATGTTTGATTCTTCCCGCTCGATTAGCAGTTGGCTTTAGAACGTGAGAGTCCAAATGCTTCCAGTATGTATCAGAATCAGCCGCAAATGCCCCCTCAGCCTCTAGTGATGCGGGTAGACTGCAAACAGTCCATTGATGATTCTCGGACCCTTTACGGAGCCTCTGAAGAACTTCCCGCATATGTTCAGTATCGAAGACCAGAAGAGGCTGGACCGCATCAGTCCGCATTGATGTTGAAGTCGTAATGCCGAAGGGATGGATTGCGCCGGTCTTGCTGGTAAATCGCGCTCCGGTTTCTCGGCCTTTCATCGGCATCCAACCGATCAACATTGGCTTTCTCAGCCCTCCTTCTGGTGGATACCGGAGACCGCAGGGATATGTGATTGGATTGACGCTGCTTTGTGAGAACTCAGCGCAAGCATCATAAACGGCTTGTGTGTTAAAACCGGAGTCAATCCCAACGTCCATATCATGCACGTTGTATTGAAGTTGGACCCTTCGAAGTGCTGCGAAATCGTCTGCGTGACCGGCGGCAACAAGACGCGAATTCCCTTTGCTCCACTCGCGGCAGACCCACCAGACAAACGGAGCGGCGGCTTGTACGTCAGCCGTTAGGTAGCGTCTGGCTTCGGGGAGTCCAGCATCAGACACAATCTCCACTCGCTCCTGTTGAGATTCTTGGTTTTCCCACGGTTCCGCGAGCATACCATTGATAAATCCCTGCAACCCCATCATCGAAGCTTTTGCTTCCAAGAACGAGACAGCAAGATGTCCCCAAGTGCATTTCCGATCCGGTGAGTAAAGAGACGACAAGTGGTAAGATCGGACACTCGGCAAGCTCGCTTGATTCTCGGGAATCCACTTTCCATGGCGCAACGCTGCAACTTTGTGGGAATCCGAGATCTCACCCTGACAAAGTTGGCAAACGTAGTGAGCAGACGACCGGATGCGTTGCCAGTCGGGTTTTCCATCTTCGGTCTTCGCGTTGTCCCAAGTGACTTGCTTCCACTCCAGCTTGATGTATTCCGCGCAATGCGGACATGGAATGTAGTATCTCCGCTGGTCTCCTCTAAGATAACGCTGCCAGATTCTTCCCTCTGAGGTTGTCGGAGTGCTGGTGAAGAACGCTTTGGAACTGCTGAACGCTTTGAGTCGTTGCTCTGCGAGGTCCAGCGCATCGGCTTCTTTCGCTGTTGCTTCAGCGAATTTGTCCACTTCATCCGCCACCAAGATTCGCACCGGACGGGACGCTAGATTTGCCGGTGAATTGGAACCGACAAAGGTCAAAGTGCAGCGATCAAACTGCTGCTCAAGATTTGTCATCTGGTCTGCGTCAGAAGGAAATCGCGCAACCAATGCGGGACAGTCTTCCAGCAATGGCATCCAGCGGGATTTGCTGAACGAGCGAGCCAGATTCTCACTCGGCATCAGCCACAGCGCGGGACTCGGTTCTGTGTCAATAGCCCAAGCCAATCCAGCCATTAGCGTCGTCGTCTTGGAGGTCTGAGATCCCCAACACAACGTAACCTCAGACACTGACGGATCTTTCCAGCACTCAAGCGGTTCTCTGCAATATGGTCTGACAGCCGTTGAGAATGGACCGGGATGTTCAGTCTGACGCTGAGTCAACGTGAGGTTTGACTCGCTCCACTCCACCACAGTCTGCCGTGGAGACGGACGGTAAATCTGACGACGGAACTCTAAGATTTCACGCTGTAGATCAAGCATCAGAACAACTCCGTATTTGATTCTTCGATCCGGTGCTTTCGAGCTTCACTCATATTCAAGAACGCCATGCGTTCGTTCACTCCATCCATCAGCTTGTCCCGCAACTGAACGTTGCAACCCCACGTTGCGTTCTCGTTGAAGATTTCAACCATCAGCACCAGACCGTCTGGCTCCAAGTGCAGGATTCCCCAGAACGGAATCTTGCAATGCTTGGTAATCTCAAGAGCGGCTTGGAGCTTAGACCATGAAATCATCCATTGGTTGCCGTAGGTTGACTCCAGCTTTGCCAGTCCGTAATTCCGAGATTTTACCTCATAGCTTCCGGTGATTGTGCCGGTGTTCTGGTTCCAGATGAACCCATCAATGCGTGAAGGCTTGTCGTCTGCGATTGGCAAAAACCGGAGAACCGTGTCACGCTCAATGGCTTTGAGCGCGATCTTGTTTTGACGGAGAGCCTCCAACCCTCTCGGCTTCTGGCAGTTCAAGATTTCCATGGGTCAGTCTGGTGTAAGGTCTTGAGGCAAACGTCTTGCACCCAACGCTCTAGCTCACGTTCGGCGTGTTCTGGGTCATGCGGTGCGATACGACCTGCAAGCTGTTTTGGCATCGACTTCAACAGTTGCGCCACGGAGCCGTCATGGTCTTGCATGACCTTTTTGACCCAATCACCGGAGACCAGCTTGCGCTCTCGTTCAGCGAGATCCAGAACGTCTTGCTTTGAGTTAATGAGATTCTTTGCTGCGGTTGAATGCACCGAGACCATACGGCCAGCATCCAGAGATCGCGCTCTGAGGCTTTCAACAGCTAGACCATAGGCAGCACGCTCAATCTCCTTCTGCCGCTCATACGCTCCCTGCGGAGTGTCGTTAGCGACTTGTGAGCGGTCCACTTTCTCTTCGGCTTCTGGGGGGCGATAAGGTCCGTCTATCGGCTCTGATCGAATGTGGCTCGCTTCGATAGCAGCCTTTCTCCTTTGCGCTCCAGAGCCTCTCCAAGCGTCCGCAGCCTCCGCTGAGTCCAAAGGCATTCCTTTGGAGACCAACTGAGAGACTCGGCCTTTGGTTAGACCAGAGTGTTTGACGTACTCGCTTTGTGTCATCGGAGACTTTCGGGAAGATCTTCGGATTTCGCTTTGAGCAAGTCAGCCAACCCTTTGGAAATCGTGCGCTGCTCTGGGTCTTTTGGATTCGGCTGGTAGTAACCCGCAATCTGCTCAGCCGTAGAACGTCCAGCGCGGATCTGAGCGAGATGCCAGCGCAGTGTGTGATGCCCAAAATTAAGCATAACGTATTGTGCAGCGTTTGTCATTAGTCGTGCGTTTATAATACAATAGCGAGTTTGATCGCGGAAGATGATCGGCCCCGCGCGATCACC